GACAGGGTGCCGTCCGTGCCGTAGAGTCCCGAACCCGCCAGGGTGGGAGCAGGAAGGAACGGCTCGATGGCGTCAGCGTCGCTCCACGAGGCCGAGGCGATGGTCAGCGTTTCGTTGGAGATGGCGGTGATCTGCCTTGCCGATCCGTCGTTGTCAATGTCGATCACGCCGTACTTGCTATAATAACTGCCATCGTCAACGATCAGCGACGTGGCCGATGAGCCTGAGCCGTTGGTCTGGTTGACGCCAGCCCACAGCATGTCCTTGGCCTCGCCGTTGAAGGTTACGGTCGCGAAGTCGTCGCCTGACCAGCTGAAGGTGACATCTGTCACAACGCCGCCATAGAACCCCTCCATCACGCCCTCGAGCAGCCGATAGCCTGACAGCGACAGGCCGCTGGGATCTTTCAGCGGCGTATATGTGTCCGAAACACCCCCGCTGTTGGCGTAGGTGCCGAAGGCGTGCTTGAGCAGCAGGTGGTAGTCGGGAGGCGTCCCGGCCGTGCCGCTCGGGCGGTTAATCATCGAGATGGAAAAAGTACACGAACGCCGCCCGGCGATCCGCTCCTGCAAGGAGCGCGTGTTCGTGGTTTCCGGCACCTCTGGCCGGTCGAAACCCGGCGTGATGTCGAAACTCGTGACCCGGAACGCATCGGTTGCAGCCGGCACGACTGCGACGCCGAATGTGGATTCTGCAACGGCGTAGCCGACTTGTTCCTCGCCGTATTGGACTGACATGGCTCTTTCTCCTGTTACACTGTTACGAGGACGAGAAAGGTCATCTCGGCCCGTTTCTCGAGATGCGACTCACTGGCGTCGAGTTCGCTGTATGCCACACTCTCGAAGGCAAGGTAGTCAGCGTTCTTTGTGCTGCTGACCGTCAACTGCCGTTTGGCCTCCAGCGTTTCGATGACGCCGCGCACGGTGCGCTGGAGTTTCACCGTGAGCAATTCGTCGGGCGCATACGTTGCCGTGCGGTTGTTGCCGCGCAGGGTCAACTCAAGGGCGAGGCGGTGCTGGTAGACTGCCTCCTGCTCGCCGCGCTCTTGGTCCCACTCTGTTTCAACCGCCACCAGCAACAGCGCCGGCAGATCCTGCCCCTGGTATCGCTCCTGCGGCGCCAACCAGTATTTTGCCACATCGGCCAGCACCTCGTCACCCGTGGCGCTGTACTCGGTGTCGAGCGTGTTGAGCTTCGCCGGCAGGTCGGCCGCGAGGATCGTCTTGACGGCGACGAGGGCGTCCTCGGGGTTGATAGTGCCGGCCATCTACAGCCCTTTAACGAGGGCGTCGGACACGATCTCAGAGACCCGCTCGGCCACCCGGCGCGTGGACCGGAACAGCGGACGCGCCGGCAGGTTCCCCAAGGGGAACCGGGTCCCCTTCTGGTGTACGGCGGCCAGCCAGTATTTCGTGCCAACCTCCAGCGAGCGGCCACGACCGCGCACCCGGTGGTAAAAGTCGCGGCTCGACTTGTCCGTCATCGACCGCACTGTGCGGCCCGTGATGACCAGTATCGGGCGTGATGGATACCGGGCCGACTTCCAGGCCCTGTAGGCGGGAGACAGCGGCTTGTAGTCGCCGCGCTGCCCGTGCGTGATCTGCCGCATCGCCTCGTCGTTGACGTACTGGATCACACGGCTCGCAGCGTCTGTGCGACGGAAGGGAGTCCGCATTCGCGTGGCGTAGACGCCGAGCATCCGCTCGAGCTTCTCGTCGCCAGTGATGGTGATCTGCAGAGGATTACGCGCCATCTTCGTCCTTGACCGGCAGCAGCGCAGACATCGCCATGTCAGTGGCCTCGCCGGGCTCGCCCAGGCATATCAGATCAACAGCTCCGGCGATGTTTGCCCACCGGGCGGCAACGAGGGCGACCTTGCCGGTGGCATCAGGATGCCCGGACAGGGCCTTCGTCACCGCTGCCGCCGCCGCGACGATCTGGATGCTGTCAGCCTCGACGACACGGGTGACTACGCCGCCGCGAGGGTCAGGCGTGCCGATCAGATCGCCCAGGCTGCAGTATACCGGGGCCGGTGCTTCCGGTGCTTTCTTCTTCGTCGTCATGATCTCATCAGTTTCGCCGTGCCCGCAGTGCGGGTCGTTTCCATACGATCAGCCCCCAGCAGGATAATGGAGCGATCCTTGATGCCGCCGTACAAACGGTCCCGCTCGTCCCTCACAGGGCCGAGGATCGCCTCATCGGCGTCGGGGCCATACGCGGCCATGACCGTCTTGACCGCCACGCCCAGGGCGTTGAGGTGCTTCAGCACGTTAGCGGCCCCGGCCCCGCTGGTGTATGTCACTGTGCTGCTTGCCGATGCGTCTGCCTCGAGGCCGGGCGCGAACTCCACCGCCATGTCGCCGGCATCGCTGACCTCTGCCCATCGCAACACGCCGTATCTCTGCGCGGCGCCGAGGGTGAAGGAGTCGCCCTGGCGCACGATCCCTGAGATCGTCCCGCCGGAGCCCTGAAACGTCAGCCAGGTATTGCCGGCGTAGGCGGCGTCCTTGGTCACGATGGACCCGCCGCCGGATACGGTGAGCGAGCCGCCGGACTGACTCACCGGATGCACGTAGTTTGCCCCCACCAGCATCCCGCCCAGCTCACCGAAATACTCCGTGATGAACCCCTCGACCTCGGTCGTCGAAGGGTCGGAGCTGGCGTCGATGGTCAGCGACTGCAGGAGAGCAGCAACGTCGGAAGCCTCGCAGTAGCCGTCTGTTGACAGGGTGATCGCCATTATCCGACTCGTCCGCGAAACTCAAAGGGTGTCCCCTGGTCACGGGGCGCCGAGCGGAGAGAAGGGCGGCCCCTTCGTGCCCGGCTCATGTTGTGAACCGTGTGGACGTTGCCGTCGATCTCGTGCGTGTTGACCTTCACCAGTTCGCCGTCAGAGCGGCGCACTACCTCACTGATCGGGATTTTGGACACTGGTAGCCTCGCTGGCTCGGACATGCTGCTTTGCGTCGAAGTCCGCGGCGTTGATGACATACGCCCCGGAGCCCTTCCTGGCCCTCTTGTCACGCACCTCAACGGTTGGGCAGGCTCGGGCAGGTCGGTGGATGGCAGGGTTGTACGCCGTCGCGGGGATCTTGCTCGCCTTGCCGTCGTTGCCGCTCACGAACACCGTGGCGGGGACGTTATCGGTCATCTCAGTCATGGGGGTTCCCTTCGGGCTTGCTGTAAAGAGGGAGGGGCCGTAGCCCCTCCCTCGGGTGTAGATTGCCGGTACACCTCGCGCCAGTGCTTGAGGTCGCTCAGGTCGCAGTGGGTCGGAGTCTCGGACGGTTCCTTCTCAGATGTCGCCCAGGCCCACGCCTCGCTAAACCTCAAAGCAACTGGCCGCCGTTGCGGAGACTCAGCCAGCGATCCGGGCCGCATACTCCGGCCGGATCGTCTTGACGCCGTACATCACATCAAGACGGTAGGTCCGCTGGTAGTACTCCTCAGTGACCTTGACCCGGATCGGGATGCCGCTGACCTCGTCGGTCACCACCATCTCGTTCGCAGGATTCAGGCTTTCGCCCTCGGGACGGGCAAAGGCGATGCCAAACGCACCCGGGTGGAACGCCAGGTTCGGCGTGTGGTTGGGGTTGCTGGTGGCGCCGTCCTTGAAGGTCACTTGCGCGTTATCAGCCCATGCCACCTGGGAGGTCGGCGTGAAGGCCATACTCGCGAGCGCGTTGCCAGACGCCGTCCCAACGGCGGTGATGACATATTGCTGCGTGTCGCCGGCAACGGTGAAGATGTCACCGATTGCCACAGCCCCACTGAGAGATGTGGCGTCCACGTTGACGGTGCTTTCTCCCACGGTATACGATGCGTCGTTCACCAGGGCGAGCATCCCGGTGCCGTCGGTCAGTGTCCCGCAGGTATGCGTCGGGACGCTCTGGTTGACGTGCCAGGTCGCGCCCAGGACGCTGCCGATCTGGCCGGTTCTCATCGTGGTGTCGTCGCCGCGGGTGTTGGCCGCCTGCACCTGACTCAGCCCCATGAGGTTGCCCTCTGCAGCCGGGTCGAGCACGACGTTCCACGGGCCGAGCGGTGACAGCTGGTCGATCAGGAGCTTACGCGCACCGGACCCTGTCCACGCGGCCAGATTGGAGGCGAACGGCGTGGTGCCGAACGTCCCCGAAGCAGCGTAGACATCCTTGTACAGCGCCAGCACGTTGGCGTCGATGCTGTTGGCAATCGACTTGAACGCCTCGGACATCTGCAGAGGGACGAAGGACTGATCCTTGTCGATCTGCGTGGTTTCCTGATCGGTCAGATGGAAATACGTCCCCTCGTGGGTATCGACCGTCAGCGTCTTGCTGCCTGCCGCATGGTCGATATTGGACGGGGGCGTGTTGCTCGGAGTGATCGTCGCCGTCGCCTGCGTGGCGCCGGTCGGGATCGTCAGGGCGTTGCCCTTGCTCCCCGGGCCGCCCAGCATGAAGCTGTAGTCGGTGATGAGGCGAGGGGTGATGGCGTTTTCGCGCAGCGTGGGCAGACCACGAGCGATGATTTTGGGGATGTTGAGCGTGTTAGCCACGGTTGGATCTCCCTGCAGTGGTTGCGGTGTCGGTTGAGCCGTGGCTCTGCTTGCCTCGGGCAAGGGCGCCAGCCCCTCGGGGGTCAGCGGCCAGCACGGACTGTATCAAGCAGTGGTTCGGCTCGCCGTATACCGCCCCTCGGGGGCAGGGAGCGTTCGCCTCGAGCGAGGCTCCAACGTGGCGAGTTCTTTTGACCGAAACAGAAAAAACGAGACGCCCCTATCACTTGGTGGTAGGGCACCTCGTTCTTTTTTTGCGGTCCTGCTGTGTCTGGGGCGTAGTATACTGCGCCCGTGTTACGTCGTCAAGGGCTTTCTGCGAGGCGGGGTTCTATCGGGGCTTTGCCTCGGACAGAAGGCGTCACAGAAATCACAGAAATAGGGCTCTCTGAGTGTTTTCTGTGATTTCTGTGACGTATATGGTGCACCAGGCGCGACTGCGCCCCGGCCTGAGTGTCCCGGTTCTATCGAGGCTTTGCCCTTTCACCGCCTTGGCCTCCGAAGATGCCGAAGATGCCGAAGATGCCCTATCCTGCGAGAGGGGCATCTTCGGTGCTGAAGGGGCATCTTCATGGCAAAATGGGTTCGTTTCGCAAAACAGTCTCCACTGCGCTTCAAAGACCAATATGAGGCTGCGTCTATTTGACGACGACCTTCCCGGCGGCAATGTCCTTCTCGTAATTCGACCAGTTCGTCTCGGCCTCCTCCCGCGAGATCGTCCTGACACCACCCCCGGCACCTCCATCGCCGCCAGCGCCATCGCCTCCGCTCGGGGCGAGCCAGTGCCTCCCGGCATCCGTGCCCAGGTAGACGCCGACAGCCTCGGCCACGTCGGCCACCTTGCCCGCCTTTTCCGGCGACATGACAGTGTCCCCGCCCAGAGACAGCGTATAATTGCCGCCCTCCCCGGCAGAAAACCGATCCACCATGATGTCGGCGAAGTCCTCGAGGGCGGTCTTTTCCACCCCCTGCGCCGCGCCAGTGCTCTGGATGAGGGAGCGCAATTTCGTGCGTTCCGCCTCCTGCGCCGACTTCTCCGCTGCCTCCTGGGCCGAGGCGTTGGCCTTCTCCAGATCCGCGATACGCTCGCTGTCTGTCTTGCGAGCTGCGGCGGCGGCTTTGTGCTGCTCCTCCGCTGTTTGCGCTGCGGACGCCTTCAGGTCAGCGATCTCCTTGTCCTTCGCGGCGTTGGCGTCGTAGAGGGCCTTGTTGTTCTCTCGAAACTCGGCCAGCTTGTTGATGTCGGGGTCTGCATCTGCCCGGAGGGCCGGATCGAGGGCGAACTTGCCGTCCTTCTCGGTGTAGAAGCTGCGGTATCTCTCGTCCACGTCCTCGAGCTTGTCAAGCGTGTTTTTCAGGGCCATTTACGTGCTCCTTTCGCGGAGTTGGGCCAGTGTGAGCGGGCGACCAGATTGGTCGATGAGATCGGCCATCGCGATGTCGCCCTTGCGCCATAGTTCAAACTTCCCGGGGCCGAGCATCTCCTTCTGCTGGGACTCGGACATGGAGTCCAGCAGGTTGCCGAACGTCTGGCCCCTGACCGGGTTGTCCTGCCGGCCGAGAGGAACCAGCGTCGTCCGGCAGCGGATGTGCCAGGGCGGCGGGCCGGGAAACGACTCCGTCCCGTGCCCCACGGCCCGGCCGCTCCGAAGTGCCCATGTCCTGCCGGCCCGAGCCCTGCAGATGTCCGATGTGCGCCCGTCCAGGGGATTGATCGCCTGAATCATCGTCACCACGTCGTCATTGGCGACGTAGGTCTCGTAGCGGGCCGCATTCGAGGCGCCGGACATGCCGGTAGTCACCGTCGCCTGTGCGTGCCGCTCGAAGGTCCGAAACATGCCGTTGGTATACTGCAGCTCCTTCTCTCCACGAATCGAGCGGACCATGTCCGTCAGATTACCGTCTGCTGTTACGGTCTGGCGCAGGCGGCGCACCAGCTCGTCCCGGGCGCTGCGCCCCTGACGACTGAAGTGGCTGCTGGCCGTGGCCCCGTCGATGAGGAGATCCTCAGCCACCTTCTTCGCCTGCGTCGGCGTCAGCGTCCGCTTGAGATTCAGCCCCGCAGCTTGAGCCAGGCGTACCGCCTCGACGCTCTCGTCCCCTACAATATCTGCCTGGGTGCCGATAAACCGGCGCGTGATCCGTCGATATGTCGCCCTCGCCTCCTCTGCGAACTCTGCCCCGATCCGGGTGACCCGGTTGAGCTGATCCCCCCGGCGCACCGGATCTGCAGGGTCGATCCTGCGGAGCAGAGACACCGCCACCTTCTCGAGATCCCGCACGTCACGGATGGCCCTGCGGGTCACGTCGGCCTGGACACGCAGCAGGGACACGTCGCGGGACGTGAGGGACGCCTCAAGGGCCTTCGTATCAGCCACCAGCCAGCCTCATCAGCAGAACAACCCCAATGCCGACGACCAGGGTCGCCGCCACGCCAGCGAGGAACCCCAGGCCCCGCGCAACATCCTCACGGTGCTGGATGGCTTCCAGCACCGTCCGGTCTGCTTCCAACGCTTCCGTCGCTGCCAGCACCTTTCTGGCCGCTGCGGCGGCTCTTGTATCAGCTACCATATATCCCGCATCGGCGATCCGTTAGCATTCGGCACCATGCTACGCGGTCGGCTTGTTCTTCGACTGTCCCCTGATCTCTCATCAGGGCGACTTCATGGGGACAGGCCATGCTGGGCGCTATGTAGCAGTCGCCGTCCATCCAGACACTACTATCCCGTCTGATGAAGTAAGGCCCATCGTATGACGACACCTGATCTTCGCAGATAACCCCAATGCCCTTCCATCCGCTTATTGTATGCACCTTCAGGCGAATCAGATCGCCGACCTTCAACAGCCGCCTTCGCACCATCATTCGTCGTCCAGCACCGGGGGCAGTGCCAGCCCCGTCGTCGCCGCGATCTGCTGGCGTTCCTCTGCCGAGGTGATCCCAGGACGGGTGATCTCCCCGCGCTGCAGGTTGTGGTAGAACGTGTCGTATGCCATTGCGCCGGTCTGCAGCGCCTCGAGCATCACCCGCAGTTCGTCAGGTGTGAGCCTGGCGTCCACCAGATCGGTATTGCACCGCACGAGGGCCTCCCCGGTAACTCCTGACAGGTTGAGCATCGTCGTCACGGTCTGCGACAGGCCGGCGTTGCACGCCTGCACCGTGCCGGCGACCGTCGCCTGCTCCCGGCCCTGCCGCAGTCGATGCGTCTCCGCAGTCTCGGCGGCGTTCTTCTCGGCCTCGATGAGTCGGGCACCGAGGGAGGCCATATAGCCGACGCTGCTTTCGATTGCGTCCTTGAGCGTGCCCAGCCCGGCACCGGAGAACTCGAGCATCCCGATCTTGACATCGGAATCCCCACCAGTCCAAGCCGTGCCGGAGCCGATCTTGAGCTGCTGGTCTTCGGTCAATCCGAAGACGTACGGCGTCGGCAGGGCCGTGTAGTGGAGCCCGTGCCGGTAGTCCGTCATCATCCTGTAGTGGTCGAGGTTGGCATCCGCCAGCGGCAGCAGGGGCGGCTCTTCGGGGTCAGGGCCGAGGCTGCGGGCGTTGACGAAGACAAACGGCACCGTCGGCAGACGCGCCCCGCGGAACCTCGGCTCATGCGTGTCGAAGAGGATGAACTTATTGTTCGACACGGAGGCTTGACCGACATCGCTGGATCTGCGCCAGAGGTTGACCAGCAGCAGCCCGCCCTCGTCGAGGTGAACGTCTCGCCACTGGTCGATCTGCTTGAACTGGTAGGGATCGTCTCCGTCGGGGACGTTTACCGATTCCTTGAGCACGACCCGCGATAGGCGCGGGCGCGGCCCCGTCTCATCCATCTGCCAGTTGACAATACTCTCGGCGCGATAGCGGCTCAGATGCGCCCGTGCGCCAGGTGTTGCCGTTGTCGGGAGGGACACGTACAGGCCCACGCGACCGAGGGCGAACACCTCGTCGAACGACTGCTGGGCGAATCGCTCGAGGGGCACGCGCTGGAGCGTCACGTCCTCGATCAGCTCCTCGGCCTGGACGCTGGGGAGCGTCGTGACCGTCTCCCGACGAAACACCAGACCGGACACCCCCTGGAGAGTGCGGGCCGTGGCGCCATAGTACAGGCCCCGCTTCGCATACGCGTCGTATTCTGTGCCGTCCATGCCCGAGAGCTGCGGCAGGTACTTGTCCTTGGCCGCCTTCACCCGGTCGCCGTCGAGGGCGTCCCTCACCCGCTCCCACTTCGGAAGCATCGCGTCGTAGTCTGGATGCGTGCTGTCTACTGCCATCGTGTTGTCACCTTGGAGTTTTTGGGCCGCTCCACGGTCAGATACCCATCACTTTGCGTTTCCTTATTACGCGGCTCACTATCGGATACTCGTAGGACAGGTAATAAGAGAGGGCGTCGCTGATATGCGTCAGCGTTGCGTCAGCTCGCTTGTCGATCTCGCCCGAGCCGCCGGCCAGCAGGGTCACGCCCTCGAGGTCGCGCACTACGTGCGGAGCAGCCTCTGGATCGACCTTGAGCCGCACCGTGCCGTCGCCGGCCTTCAGGCGGGCGTTGGCGGCGTTGACTCGCGCCCGCTCCCGGGGGTTCGCCTTCGGCACGCGGAGGGTCAGCCGGTCGCCAAATGTCGGGCGCAGTTCTCGCGTGACGATGTCCCAATCGCTGCCGGCTACCTGGGCCGTGCCCGAGGCGCCACCGGTCGCGTCACCGTAGCAGATTACCCGCCCGGTGTGGTTGCCCCAATCCTTCACCAGCCTGCGGCAGACGGCCGGCGTGTTGGAGTTGCGCGGGATGTAGACCTCGCCGATCACCGCCGTGCCGTGCTGCTGCTCCTGGCAGATCGCTGCCACGCCCGGCGCCACGTTGAAGTCGAAGCAGAAAGCAAGCGGCTGGGCAGGGTCGTAACTGTCTCGCAGCCGGGCGTAGTGGTCGTGCTCGTTGAAGGGGTAGTAGCAGCGCCCCTCGAACGAAAC